CTAGACCTACCTTTTTATATTCAGGTAAAAAATTAAAATGATCGAATACAATAATATCAGGATTTAAATCCATTATTTGTAATGCATGAAATCTAAATGAACCCGGATGAGAAACTTTTTTAATATTAATTTCCTGCGTGTCTGCATTATATTCGGGAGATAAGATTACAGTGATAGGTTCTTTTAAACCATGATTTTTAATATCATTAATTAGCCATGACATTTTTGTAAATTGTCTGACATCATAGGAACGTGTTCCGGGTTCACAGTTTTCTAGATAGTGTTGATTCGGATCTTCAACATCATCATTTTTAGATAGCATCTCACTAATTATTCTTCCGTAGTGTACTTCAGATTGTGCTCGTTCAACAGGTTTGAGAATTTTTAAAACTTCTTGATATGGTACAATTTTTATATTAAATTGATTGTAAAAATTAACAAGATGTTCATCTGCTAGCAACTGTTCTTTGGTACCAGTTTTTAATATATGATATACTGCATCTAACGGCGTTACTTGATGTAGCATTACGGAAGTACAATGCCAGAAGTTTGTTGTTGCCAAGCCTTGACAATATTTTCATCAGTTTCTACAACACAACTAATCATGGCTTTGTTCAGTGTAGCTTCAGAAGGTTCGCGCTTACCGGTCATGCATACACCCGGGACAAAGCCAACACCTTGCTCAGATTGACCAAATAGTCGTGGATTTTCTACTACGTAGGAAGTGTCGTTCTCTTCTTTTAATCTACCAATAATCTCACCAGTGATGGTGCAGAAAGTCATTATATCAGACATCAATAATCTCCGCGTCTTGTTTCAAAATATAATTTTTAAAGCGATAGCCATTAAACTCCTCAGACGGGGCCTGAAGAGTTAAATATTCAATATCGAATTCTTTGAGAAGAGGAAATGTCTCTCCTATATTAGAAGAGTACCATCTGCTTGTGTCCGAGCAGTTTGTAATCAGTAGCTGTGCCATCAATCAAATCTCTCATTTCTTCGTCATTCTCAATAAATTGAGCAAACAGTCCATGTTCACGACCGTGTGCTTCAATTTCCCATGGCATATCATGATAATTAATCAAATCATGCCGAATTTTTCTTTCGTGCCAACGAGTAACTTTAAAGTTTCTCTCGTAAGTTTTCATTTCACCCTTACCCCATTGTTTGACATGTGTCAATTCATGAGCAAGAGTTTTGATAAACATTTCTGGATCAAGTGTATTATCTATTCGAATTGTATATTCCTTTGGTCGAACACCTACACTATCGTACATACAATCTGCATACATTTCGTATTTTTCTAAAAGATCATTACTACCTTTTATTTTAATAGAAAAAGTATAATATGATCTTGGAAAGAATTTTTTCATTGTCCACCGGATAAATCTCTTAGCCAGTTTTTGCTGCAATTTATCCAATCCAGTTGTACGTATCGTAGCCATATGTTCTCCTCATCAAGATCTATTCTACTACAGATCCCATGAAATGTACATGCCTTACTTTTTCTTATTACCTATATTATATTTGGCCACCAATTCCCAGTCATTTTTATCTTTATGAGCAATAATCTTAATCTGGTTCAGAGGTGCTTGTAATTCTTCAATTTGTTTTTGTTCTACAACTCTAATAAGATTCCAGTCAGCAAGAAGCTTCGTAATAGTATTACGACGACTCTCGTCTTGTTCAGAAAAATTAGTAGGCTTGCCATCAAGGGCAAAGAGTTCTTTGAAATGTACGATGTAGTATTTGCCACGTTTATGAAGAATATGGCATGATTGATATAGCTTTCTTTCTTTTGGCGAAGCAATTCCAATACGAGTGAGTGTCTCTCTTACTTTTAAAAAGTCATCGTCTGACACCAACTCTACCTCTACAAGTGAGTCGATATTCATGTACTATCCACCTTTTTCTATTCGGCTCTTTATTGTTTTTATCTGGTCTTGAGAGAGGATTGTGAGTGCTTGAGAAGCTCGTTCATTGCTATATCCATAATATTCCATAACCGCTTCGATATCACTATCGTCTTCTTTCTTGTACCACTTAGAAAATCTTTTTCGTTTTCTAACAATATTTATAAGAAACTCGTATTGAAGCTTTTTATCGAGCTCATGATGAATATTCATCTCGTTAGCGAGTGCTATTGTATCTTGAAAATATGACAAACCACGATTGACCATGAATGGCAAATAATCTTTTTCTGCGATCACATCATCATTGGAACCACGCATAAGATTTTGTTTAGTGACATTGATAGAGTTCAGATACTCAAAGGGATTGCTCATCGTCTTCGCGCTCCTCAAATTTTATTTGTATATTCTCCATAAGCTTATAGCATTCATCACACACTTTAAACTCATGTTCGCCAAGCACAATTGTACCACAATCTCCAGTATCAGGGAGAAAATTATCACACACATCAACCTCACATAGAGGGCGTTTTTTCTTAAACATCTTTAAACTTTCCGAAAATTTGTATTGTGTGTCTAAAAATATCCATCATAGGATGTGTAATTTTAGTTACACGATGTAATTGACCTATAGTGTTGATCACGAATAGTCCTTGCTCAGGACATATGGAATGTTTTTGTTGACTATCTACATTCTCAAAATATTCGAAAATACCACCCCAATCAGGATTATAGTGTTCATTTATATAAATGGTACCGGCAAAATCATATCCCCTATCGTTGTGCCAGTTTATGCCAGAATTAGTATCCCATACAAAATGTTGTATATTAGTTCTATCCCAATCTACTTTATTATCAAAATATTTGTCGATATAAAATCCTACTCTGACATTAATTTCAGGAGAAACATTGGTCATATAGACAGATCCATATAGACCAGCTGTTAAGTTGGGTTCCCAGTTGTGCTTATTGATTGTCCAACAATTTTCTTTCCAGAGTTTATTTTTATCTTCTGAAACTTTAAGACAATCTTCCAGTGATAAAAAATTATTAATTAAAATCATGTAAACTCACAATTGGCCATGATCTCAGTAAGACATGCAGTCATATTGATTTCATGATCTGCAACAAATGCAGCCTTATATTGATAATCGGCAAGAATAAGGACCAATTGAGGTATGCTACTTGGCGCCATGAAGTCAGAACACTTGTCATAAAGTCGCCGAAAGATTGTTGTATTGTCTGCATCACTATTCTCTGCCACCCATTTACGAACCGAAGTGAAATCTTTCTGTTTGAGAGATGAGACTAAATTAGTCATCGTCACTTCTTGTAAATTATTTAGGATGCCAGTATCTATGCGTCCTGTAGCAGAATATCGTTGAAGCTCATTAAGAATACGACGATTATCAGGGAAATGCTTCTTCACTACTTCAGCAACAACTGCTTTATCAAACTCTACATTTTCTTGATTAAGAATTGTACATGTTCGTTTGAACATTTGAGCAGCACATTCCATACGTTGATCTTTATCAAGTTTAAACTCGACCACACTACATCGAGAGTGTAGTGGATCAATAATCTTGTTCTTAAAGTTGCATGTAAGAATGAAGCCACAGTTTTTGGAGAACTCTTCCATGAAGTTACGAAGAGCAGGTTGAGTAGAGTTAGGATTAAGGTAATCTGCTTCGTCGAGAATCACATATTTGCGACCGCCTTGGAGAGATACTGAGGATGCAAACGACATGATATCGTTGCGAAGGGTGTCAATATTACCATTCATCGAACCATTGATGACGATGTAGTCACAGTCAAGTTCTTCGAGCATGGCTTTGGCAATCGTAGTCTTACCAACACCGGCGCTACCGGTCAAGATAAGATTAGGAACATTGCCATCGTTAACAAATTGTTGAAAGGTTTGTTTGAGTTGATCCGGTAGGATAGTATCGGATACGGTACGAGGTCGATATTTCTCGACCCACAAAAAATCATCATTCATAATATAAGTCCTCACGCTTATGGAATATTATACTGTATTCCGAGAGATTTTAACATGTTATATTCAGGTTCGTATCTTTGTCGAAGCTTATCTTTTTCCTCCTCACTCATTGTATCCCAAGAATATTTTTTAACTTGAGTAACATTTTGCAATGATAAGATATCATCGTTTTCAAACGCCTTGTTAAAATCTTCTTGATGAAATTCTTGACGAACAAATTCGTATGAATTCATTTGAGATAAGTTATTATTTAGCCATTGCAATTGATCGATTCCATTTTCAGTTGAAAATATTTCATATCCTTCTTGTAAACTGTAATTCATTACAGAAATATGTCGACTGATCGGATCTCTAATCGAAATGATATGTTTAACTGGTTTAAGATTAAGAAAATCAAGATCTGTTTTGATGTACTTAGAAGTATGTCGGTCGATCGGATCTCTAATCGAAATGATATGTTTCACAGGTTCAAACTTTATTTTGATATTTTTGATATTCGTAATATGATTATAAACGTAGAAATGATTTTTTATAATATAAACCTGGCTGTAGGATGTGTGTTGACGATGCTGTGCATTTGCATAACGATCAGAATTTTCCATCCACTTACGAATAGCAGTGCCACCTGTCTTCATAATATGATGATAATAAATTAACATGATCTAAAAGGTGGAAGCTCCAACATACAGCTAATAAATTCTTTCCATTTCTCTTCCATTTTCTCGCGCTCTTCATAGGCTTCTATCATCTTTTGTTTTTGGTGTTCTGGAAGATTACGAAATTCTTCATATTCCTCTGCAGTCATAAATTGTTTTTTTGGATATGTAACACCTAAAGTTACTTCGTAATATTCATTGCCAGTTATATCTTTGCGCACTGTATAGTCTGGAGACCATTGTACTGCACAACCGGATAAAAGTAAAATAGGAAATAATCTAGTTAGTGCCATATGGGTTAGACAGATAATCTAGGCCTTCCCATAAATCTTCAATTTCTTTCGCCATACGATCAAGCTTTATTTGAATCTTGTCCGCATCTTTCATCATCAACTCGGCTTTCTGGACTAGAGTTTCTGTTTCCGTAATTTGTTTTTCGACTTGAACAACACGCTCTTGAATTGCAATCAATTCGGCCTGTCGTTCTAAAATGGTTTTGAGATTTGTATCGAGACCTGACAACTTACCTTGTAGTTCATCGATGTTGGCATCTTGAATTTGTTGCTGAGCTACAGCTAAGTCGCTTGTAATTGTTTTCTTATCGTCAACCCACACTTCGCGGAAGTCTTCAAATCTTGCATCAATAGTTTCAGACGCAGCAACTGATGCTGCTACTTCGTCTTCTAGAAGTGCGAGACGCGAAAAGAATTCGGAGGCGGCCCAAATACCGCCACCGATAGTTGAAGCAAAAGAGAACAAAACGGCAATCCAAATACCTTTAAACTTGGTTCCACCAACATCTAACTCAATATCTTCGATTGCCATTTGTCCTCCCACGAGGACTCATGTCCTCAAACGATTGTAACTTCTAACCTTTTTACCTGACATCGAAACTGTCGTCTGTCTTGTTTAACAGTAACAGTTTGTGCAGGAAATTTCTTTTTAACCACAATGAGTTCTTTATCAGGATCGATCTCTTTGTGGCACTGTTCTAATTGCAGCTTCCATGTGTATTTATCTTCTAACACAACTGCAATAATTGTTTCTTCTTTTGGCTCTTCAGCCATTGCAAAGAAAGGCGTTAAGGCTAGTAGCATAATAGCTATCTTTTTCATATTTTTCTCCTTCGTCTCACGACGTAAAAATATTTATATGAAAATTAATCTAACCTTAACAATTCCTTAACAAAATTTTAATTTAGGGTGCCGGCTCAATATAACAAGGCATGTTTGGATCTTCATTCTGATATGGCCAGTAACCACCAGAATCTACTACAAAACAGGTTGTATTTTGATCCTGTGTAGGTCCAGTTGTATAGAAATTACTTTGAGCTCCAGCTTGATTTATAAATTCAGTAGTTTGAATATTAACAGAAATATCTTGTACCAAATATAAAGCAGCTGTTGATGTAAAGTCGACTACAACTGCAGCGTCATAACCTGTAATCCCTTGATTTTGTATACGATCAAGGAATACACTGTCAGCATTCAAAAAGTCTACACCATTCGCATCTGCATTTAATTGAAAACCTTCAATCAAAGCTGGGTCGTTATACACGGCCGCAACAGCTGAGAATTGATCTGCTGCGTCTTGTAATACAGTTAGTGTATTATTGTATGCATCAGTTTGACCAGTAGTCATCAATACATTATTATCAAGAACATATGCTTGCAATTGTTGACCTTGAATTGCATCACCACTCAATTGTACTTGAGCTGCCATGTTATTAATATGTTGAGCCGTAGCAATCGGTGTTACAGCATCGACATATGCGTCTACTGCGTTACCAAATGCGATTTGAGCTGCTGCATATTCTTCACCAAAATATTCTGCGGCTGTCTTTTGAAAGATATCAGCTTGCACTTCCTGAATTGCCTGATTATAGGCTGTTCGTTGTGCTTCAGAAATTAGTGTTGCATCAACTTCCAAATATCCATCAGGAGTTACAGTGCCGCCGGGTACAACTGATTGTATACCTCCCACTCTTCTAATTCCTGCATTAAGTGTCGTTGCAATACTACCTGATGCAGCGACAAGATTATCTACACTATTCCACTGAACTGGTCCTGCTACTGCGGAACCGCTCGCTAACACTAAGCTCATTACCAGTGTTTTTAGTTTGTTCATCGGTTTGTTTTCCTATTCCTAAAACGGTGTCGTAGAAAGTTTTATTATCATCGTAATCAGGAATATATACGTCGGGCTGACTTCTCATTGCTAGCACCGCACGTTTACCAAAAACCATTTTGCCTGCGACTAATATAGGACATGGATTGCCGGAAATAAACATGGCTTTCCAGTTGTCTTCGTTTTGGCACATTCTACTCACCGCTGGGAGAATCATGCCTAGATCTTTGAAGACTTTTGCGTCGCGTCTTCTGTTACATTCTTCATCCTGTTTATACGCACCTCTTGAGACACCTATATCTAGAAGTTGTATTCCAGTTCCTCTGCTTTGTAAGCAGGTATCACTACCAGATGACATCAGGCTTGGAGCAATTGCAGTACCTACAGGTGTAGGAGAACCGGCACCTGCTCCAATATTGGTAGTTGATGTATTATTATTATTCGAATTTTGTTGATTCGAATTCAAATCACCATCCTGTGCATTGCCAGGTACGACATCGCCAGGCAAATTTGGTTCAAATTCACCATCACCTCGCGTATCAATCTGTGCATATGCACTAGAACAAAACAAAAACATAGTCAAGAATATTATAGTTCTCATATAATAATCCTTCATATATTTTATAGTTTATTTTTTTTCTGTCAAGGAGTTATTCCATATATCAAAGAGCGTCTCAATCTTTTCATTTTGTGTTTCGTTTACACCTTGCTCTTTATTGATTAGAATACGAAGATCTTGCATTTGTTTAGTATCGTTTTCGAAATCAACCATTTGTTTCTCAATCGAATGTATTGCAGCGTTTTGCATTAAATCATCAGGTAAGCTACCTAATTCACCACGCGGCCACTTTACACGAAATTCTGAATTCATATTAACTTCTTGTCTCAACAGAATATTTTCGCGTTCGAGTACATCAATACGATTTGTTACCTCAAAGTAGCCGACTACAACACAAACAATTGCAAATCCAATCGCAAGTAAATTACGAATTGGAATAGTGATTGATGAGTCTTCGCTAACTTCTAAATTATTATCCATTTATTTTTTTCCGCTCCATGCTTGGGCGCCAAAGAACGCTGCTACAATACCAGCTACGGCGATGAAATATACACCCGCCATATCACCTAGTATTTTAGCTCCTTGTTCTAACCCACCAACATTGGCGCCGACTACAAGCACAGGATATAATAACATACCCCACAACGAGAACCAAGCCATAGATCGCTGAGCATCGCGCATAGCATCTGCATCTTCGAGTTCCTTTCTGCGAAACTCAAGATACATTGCTTCTTCTTCTTTGCTTACTTTTCCATCACCGTTTGTATCGGCTGGATGAAACTTTTCTTGTTTTACTTCTTCAGACATACTTACTCCTTGCAAATTTAATTACAAAGACATAGTAATGGGGAAACTCAGATCACGTGTTTATTTATAAGACAGAAATTCTATCACACCATTTTTCAGCGGAAACCGTCAAATTATTGTCGGTTTTATTTACATATTCCCATGCTAAACTGTATCGAGTTGAATCAGTCATATTCATACTGCAGCCGTGCACTAGATTTATGTTAAAAAATACAGCATAAGGTGCTTTTAAATTAAGTTCTATTATTTTATAATCTGTAAGTTCTCGCTGGTCGATCCACTGAGCAATTCCTTCCTCATCAATATTATGAGGAAATATACCTCTCAAATGACTACCTTCAACAACACGCAGACATCCGTTTTCTGTTGATGTATTTTGAAGATATACAGCACATGATAATATTTTTTGAGGATCTCCACGAAAAAAATAATTATCTTGATGCATCAAAGTAGAAATTGCTTTTGGCTGCATAGGGAAGAACTTACTGATATAGATATCCATTTCTTCTTCAAATGGCAATAAGCTTTTAGCCTGACGAATCAAAGATGGATGACTGGCCAATTTTCGAAATGCAGGGACGGTCTCACAAGCACCGTGTAATTTGTTTATAGTACCATTTGAGTTGAGCGCCCATTTATATGACGGCTGAATTCTATTAAGAAGAATATGATCACATATATCGAGATAATATTCGTGTTCTTCTGGTGTCAAAAAATTTGTTAAGAGAGTCCAACCCTTAATGTCAAACTTGCTCTTAATCAAATCCATTAAAACTGTTCTTCTTCTGTGGAACCTTTGAGTGCAGCCGTTGACGAAGAACCAAGCACGTTAGATATTGCATCAAAGTATCCGACTCCAACTTCTTGTTGGTGTTTGGTTGAAGTATATCCAAAGATTTCACTGTTAAACTCATCTTCTTGCAATAATGAATAGGCAAACATACCATCTTCTTTATATCGTCGAGCGAAGTCAAAAACAGCATAGTTTGTTGCATGAAAGCCAGCTAATGTAATAAACTGAAACTTAAATCCTAACTTACCTAACTCACGTTGAAACTCTGCAAGTTCTTGATCATTTGGAATTGCTTTCTTCCAATTAAAAGAAGGCGAACAATTATATGCTAGCATTTGATCAGGATATGCGCCACGTACGCCGTCAGCAAATCTTTTTGCTTCCTTAAGACAAGGCTTCGAGGTTTCACACCATATCAGGTCAGCGTACTCTGCATATCTCTGACCTCGTTCTATACAAAAATCTAAACCGCCATTAATTTCAAAGAAACCTTCTGATGTACGAGATCGCATTGTAGCGGATCCTTGACCACCATATCTCTTGATATATTTGTTATCCATTGCATCTACGTCAGATGAAAGGAGTTTAGCAGATTCTGCATCTGTTCTGGCAATGATGACTGTGTCAGTACCAGCCACATCAGAAGCAAGTCGAGCGGCGTTAAGATTACGAACAGCACTGCTAGTCGGAATAAGTACTTTACCACCGAGGTGTCCGCATTTCTTTTCAGAAGCGAGCTGATCTTCGAAATGCACAGCTGCAGCACCGGCTTCAATGAGATTTCGTGCCAGTTCATATGCGTTTAGTACTCCTCCAAATCCAGCTTCTGCATCTGCGATAATAGGTGCAAAATCAAAACCATCTCCACCATTTAATACATCAATTTGATCTTGTCGCCTAAACGCATTATTAATATTTCGAACAACATCAGGTACAGAGTTTACAGGATACAAGGATTGATCCGGATATACTTCGCCGGCCGAGTTCTGAGATGCTGCTACCTGCCAACCAGAACAATAGATTGCTTTTAATCCTGCCTTGACATGTTGTACAGCTTGTTGCCCATTGTATGCACCAAATGTGTTAATATATTCGTTTTCTTCGAATAGTTGTCTCAGCTTCCTTGCTCCAAGCCTCGCGAGTGTATGATCAATTTGTACTGATCCTCGTAGCTTATCTACTGCCTCCGGTTTGTAACTCCTTTTCGTACCCATGGTACACTCCTTAATCTACAAGGATAATAGATCCTTTAATAGGCCAATCGTGACCTTGTCTATCCTGTACGAATTCATCTGGTACAGGTTCAGTTAGTTTAATGAAATATCGCGTTCCAGTTGATGACACGTACTCAGATTCAACTGATCCTGTTACTTCTATTCCTTGCCACATATACATAATATTTCCTTAATTTGGCTCCACGACCTGGGATCGAACCAGGGACCCAGTGATTAACAGTCACTTGCTCTGCCTGCTGAGCTATCGTGGAATTAACTTTCATTATCTAAAAATGGATATATGCAACCGCAAATGCCTACTAATAAAAAGAGCAATATACCTAGCATTTCCATAATTTACTCCAATTTGGTGCCGCCACCAAGAATCGAACTCGGGACCTACTGATTACAAATCAGTTGCTCTACCTGCTGAGCTATAGCGGCAATCTGTTTAGTCGAATGTTGAGTTGGATTCAATTGAGATCCAGTATTCAACGTCGTCTGAAGCGAAGTGTGAGATGCCACGCGATGACAAACTTACACGATAATTATCTGGTAAGATCTTGACATTTTCTGTCTTGAATACTGCGGTGAATGTTCGATCAGTCTCACCAACTTCAATATCATATTTGTCTGAACTTGGATTCTTAGTATCAGTGGCTCGTAAAATAATACGACCATCTTCACCAGCAACCACCAACTCAGGAAATGACATTACACCAAGAGCTTTCATAATTTCGGCGAAGTTTTCTTGATTGAGTTCAAATGATACATCAGCGTCACCAATATCGATATCTTTGTTAGGTGGTGCAACAATAGTGTTAGGATCTGCAAAGGTGTAATTTACCTTACGACCCGGTGATGTAATCACTACAGTACGATCTTCAAGTTGAAAGTCCGGATCTGCAAACAAAGATGATACACCAAGAAATCTAGACAAATCATAGATTGCAAAGTCCTGAGGAATATTATCCTCGAGATTTGCTTTTGCCATGATAGTCTTATTAGGCGAGATTGTTTTCAACGCATTACCTTCGCGAAATTGAATCGAAGGATTAATTGTTGAGAAGTTTTTCAAGACCTGTACAGATCGAGCATTAAGTTTCATAGTATAGTTTCCTATTTTTTCTTTTCACCAAGTTTAGAGGGATCAGCTGTAGCCGCTGCACCAATAGATGCAATAGCTGCCAATGAACCACCAAATACGTATGCGCCCATATGTTTGAGTTCCATCCAAGGACACATGAATACTTTCATACCAGCACGTCTTACATTATAACAAAACATGTAATCTTCGGACAGGTATCTATTCGAATATGACTTTTGATCGATGCCATTTTTCTTATCTTCAATAAAGTTGATGACATCTCTATTTTTTGCATTTGGATTCTTTTTAAAGAATGCTTTGATTTCAGGTACAAGATTTTGTGCCTTATCATCAATGAGAGCATCGAAGTATGCCATGATCTCAGTACTTCCATCAAAGTTTGCTGTTCGAACATGATCAGGACGATACATGAATTGAGGATATGTTTCTTTATATTTTTCAAAGGTTGACTTCTTGATCATCATGAAGCCTGTACCACCCTCAGCTACTTCTGCAGGTTGAGTTAGTTTAATATAATTTTCACCATTTTTTTGTCTAATAGGATTGAAGACATAATCACCAACAAAGTTTTCTAGAACATTTGGATTCTCATCAGCTACACCTTGTTTTACTGCTTCACTAATTTTTTCCCACGCAATTGTTTTCTTCGGATAAGGAGCACAGCATACATCCATCTCAGGATATTGATGCATCATTCCTAATAGAGATACTACATCATGTGCCTTAAAATGAATATCTGAATCAATGAACATAAGATGTGTACAATCAGATCGCATAAATTCATCTACACAATAATTACGTGCTCGTGTAATTAACGATTCATTGAATAGAAAATAAAATTGTAATGGAATGCCATATCGCTGACATGTTGTTGTCAATTCAGCCAACGATCTAGCATACATTCCAGAACATTGTGCACCATACATTGGTGTCGCCAAAAAGATTTTATATTTTTGTAACTCTTGTACTGGAATATTAAGTTCCATAGTTTAACCTCACTAAAAGTTCTATTCTACACTGTTTTAAAATATTTGTACACTATAAAAATGCATCTAGTGTAGATACTTCTCTATCTAAAATTTCTAATTTTTTTGATGTATTATGTTGTAATGATACGCGCGCGTCAATCAATTCTCGTTCTCCATTTAATACAGCTTTTACTTCGGTTGCCATATCAGCTGCAGTTTGAAACGGAACATTCTGACATATATGATTGAAGCTACCTTTCGGATTAAGAAGCTGATAGTCACTTGGCATACCCATAATTGTCATCGCCTCTCTAAAGGTTATATATCGATCTTCATGAGGATGAGTTAGCATTTGTGGATAGTGACCTACAAAAGATCCAATATGACCTTTAGGCAACAAAGTACCTCTGCGCATAATATTACCACCAGATTCTAGCTTATCATACATTCGCAATGCACGCTGTGATTCACGATGATATTGACGTTCCTCTAACCATTTAGCAACGCGAGCGTAATCATGCTTATGAGACTCAATAAGGCTATAGACGTCCAAGTAATTCGGTGTTTTAGGATCAGTGATATCGATAAGGTCAAAGTGGTCGCGATGGCTAATACCGCCATGAATCTCCTCCAAAATATATTTGTAAAATGGATTGTCGGTTGGTTTGTTTCGATTTATGCATTCGGACATCGGATCATTAGGATCGCGCTCGACGGAGAGGATAAGGTCCTCGATAGTTTGCATTTCTCTTCGATAGTAGTCAAATACCGGAACTTGTGTACCTTTCCAAAAGAAGTAGAATGTTCGCTCGCGCGTTTGTGGTATACCGTGTAACAGACTTTTCGTTTTATACATCGACATGACATAGCCATTCTCCTTACCAATTTGAATCAATTGGTTTCGAATAGGTTCACCGATTTTACCCGTAAAAGTTGGGGCATTCTCTCCCCAAAATACAAGAGGCTTGATCTCGCCAAGAACATACTTAGCCGTTTCAATCATCCAGCGATTGTTTTTGTTGTCCTCTCCATAACGCGTACTGAACAATGACAAGCCAGCACAAGGACATACACTGGACACTACGTCTACTGAGTGCGGATGGCGATCTCCTTCATCTAGAACGTAGTACGGTACCTCATGATTCCAATAATTTAGTAGATGTTCTTCATTTGCCTGAAAAGCATTATAAGATAAGATATAATCTGGTCGATGACCAAAGACTTGCTCAGAGGCAAGTACTTCACCTCCGATCAGTGGTATAATAGTTGCATGCTTCATTACGAAAAGAAATCCTCAAGCGTTAATTGTTCACGTTCTGCTGTAGGTATATATTCAATATACGGAGCATGACTCCACTCATATCCTTGCCAATGTGGATACCAGCGTCTAGATAAGTGCACCGACTGTGGTTTCTCCATGTATTCAAAACCAAGTTCGCCTTTTGAATTAATCATTTCGCCAACCCATTCATATATCTGAACTTCATCAGTACAACGCTTCATTACTTCATTTTTAAACAACTTACGAATATCATTTCTCTCTTGGCGCGAGCCATAAAATGGAGTGCCTTTATACCAACCAGTTTTTGGAATCGATCGTGATTCGTCTTCGATAGGCAAGAGTTCATAGATCTTGACACGGCAACTATATTTTTGTGATATGGCATGTGCTTGTTCCATATAACGAGCAACAAGTTGTTTAGTAGCAAGAATTGGATCATCTTGTCTACAAAGATGATGACGAACATCAATGTTGCCAAAATAAAATTCTAGATCAGTAAAACATCTATCTTTCGGAATAAAAGATTCAAGACCTTCTTTTAATGCGCCGTGTAGTGTTTTAAATGGCACTGATAGATTTGACCAGCCTGGTCGGTACATACAAATGGCATGGCTGTCACCAATTGCCATGCGAGGATAATGTCGTAGATCATTAGGATTGATTGTCACTGCAGTTTCACACATGCGCTTCAGATTATCCCAATCAATGCCATCCCATAAAGTATTCCATTCTTGTCCTTTCTCTCTGGCTTTATCAAACTTTTCTTTCATGATACCATAATAGTCAGGCATGTCGACCACAAGGCTATACACACGGCCGTCGAAACGAGAGAAATTGACAAAATTCTCAATATATGGGAAGTTTTTGAGGCCGCCAAAGAGATTAACGTTACCAGACCAATCATTACCATGATACACATAAAGATCATCGAAATCACAAAAATCGGAGACATACTGATCACCTGTCATGTTTACTTTAATTGTACCAATATTGGCCTCAGAAAGTTGATCTGCATATATTACACCTTGAGCAGCACGATGGCTGGTCATTTGGCGTGAAATAGTAATAAACGGTGTAGCTACTAAACCACTACGCAACATCTTTTTTCTCCCAATCGCGATATGAATCTATTCTATCATATATGTTATGGTCTTGTAAACTAGGTTCAGTACCAACATTCCAAAACAGAATATCCCGACCCGTGTTTTTTGGAATGTATTTCCAGACTTTTCCATCGTACGTATCAATCGAAGGAAATGGAGGTAAATTTTGTTTCTTTTCAGATGCTGTAAAAGCGAGTGGTTCTGATATGACATCTGCTCTTCCTAATTCTCCGGCTTTAAGATTCCTCGCCACTGCGATACTCGTAAACTTAGCTCTTGGCCACGCGATTTGCAATGCCCTACTAAGTACACCTGTCGATGTAGCCACATATACTTCTTCAGGTTCTGGTATTTGTATAGCAGTGTGTACTATAGCTGCAGTCGCCAATTCATGTCTAAGTCCGAGTGGGACAAAAAAGTATCCGTGTTTCTCTGCATATTCTTTAGCTGCTTTGTTTAAATTTGGCATAGCGGCGATACGTTTAAAGATAGGTTTAGCGCCACGTTCAATGCAGCATGCCTGATGTAAAGAGACGCGCTGAGACGATGGCATGAATAGTATTACGTCTTTATTATATCGTTTTGCACAGTCCAATATGGAAACTCCGGCGAGTCCGGTGCGAGGTTGACAGTATACAATTGTGTCTGAGGGGCATCGACTTGCAAGGAGATCTCCAGCTCTCGCTTTTGTCCCCACGATAAGGTCATCTCGTACGACTCGAATGCCATCGTGTTCTCGTACAACCGGTTCGGGGTTGTACGGTTCCCATCCTTCGCACAAAGATAGATAATATTCTCTTGCTGCTTCATAGCCAAAAACTCCTACGTCTTTATTAACGCCATCGATTACATGATTATTGTGTGACACGATCGTACCTATTTGTTTTTAGTGACCAATTGTCTGGATACACCCAGTTATATGGTATCATTTTTGTCTGTTTTTTGGAACCAAGTTTCATCGACATAAATTTATAATGCATACACAATTTGTCTTCTAAGTTGAGATACTGATGTGTATGAATCGGATTGCTAGGATGATTCTTTAGATAGTCCATGTGTTGGACCTGCATCTCTGCCCACTTATTCATTGGTACGTATTCACCATTCTCATCGATCTCATACTTTGATTTTGACATGAGATGTGGACAGTCAAAGATTTGTGATAAACCATCGAAGTATCCCGTTCCGCCATGTAAGAATGAGTCAGGATCAACCCATTCAGGATGACTCATTGCAACATGGCGTGCTGCATTCTTTGACGGATACATGGCATTACGAAAACCAAAATCGCGTACCATGATGATATTCATCTTCTTGGCGAACTCCATCATCGTCATTGGTCGTCTCATGCCATCAAACATCGCATCTAGTTCAATTGCTACACGAGCTGGTGTTTCAATCAACCAATCTTTGACTTTGGTATCTTTTGGATAATAGATCTGAAAGAGATCAGAACGTGCATGCCGATAATTCGAGAACCGTACCTTCATGCCATCATAGCCATGATCTTTCCATGCTCTAAATGTTTGCCAATGCTCGTTGCTAAAAGAAAACAGGACACATCCTTCGATTAATTTGGCACGATCTTTTAATTGTGCCATTTCCTCGACAAACGGGCACTCATGCCAGTGCAAACGATGTGAGAACTGTTGATAGTTATTCTTGAGCAGGAAGTCTTTACGCTCGTCATAGGCACGACAAAACTCGAAGAACTTATTCGTTCGAGCTTCTTGGCACCAGTCTTTTAGCCACGATGATGTTGGTTTGCCGTTTTTGTAATCTACTTCAGCGATATTATTGTATTGAATATCATTATCATGTTCACCTAGAAAGTGAGTCAGCGTCATTTTTTCTTGCCTCATGATATTCTTTACATACTGTCTCAAAAGATTCCCACATCTCATTGAACTTCAATTCATACAGTTCTTTGATAGCAAAATACTTGTTCATCAGCGCATCACAAACTTTTGGATCAATGCCTTCCCATTCTGGACTATCAACAAAATGTTTTGTCACCAAATCAATGTCTTCAGTTACTTTCCAACAATCTAAGATCTGTTGTTCTAAATCAAAAATTTTCATTGTATCGGAGCCTCGCATTTACATTATGTTGATACTCTTCAGCAGTCATATTGTTTTTCTTCAAAATGAAGTCATCAGATGGATGATTTTTCATGCCATTAAAAGTATTTACCAAACCCAAATCTAGCATATACTTCTGGCGGCCATAGGGGTGATCCTTGATGCCGCATGACGACCACAGGGTATCATAATCTAGATGATCATAATCCGGACCTGGCCGGACATAATTCTCAACATAACGAATGAAGTCACAACATACATCTTCGGCATTATATGGTACACTTCCTGTATCATCATATATTTTTGTCATGACGGCATCAAGGAACAACTCTTTCTTCATCCTCTTTTCTGGAAAAGCGAGGTATGAAATACATTCTACTGCATTTGTACCGTAATAGAACATGCTCTCACGGTTCACATATTGGGGAAACCAGTCGGCGACGTCAGCCACTACTGCTGCGTACTGAAACTGATAGCGTCGAAGGCCGTTGTCCTCGTTCCACTTCAGCATAAACTCTCCAATCTCGCGAAGGTCCTTTTTAGGACCCATCGTCAAATGGTCCGCGAGATCTCGAGCCAGCCTTGGGGCGAACTCACCAAGGTAATAGTCGCCGCCCTTTCGATAGTCACCGACTGGTTTTGGAAATGCTGGGAACTGGTATCCGACTGAAGTATAAAAGGATACCGGGTAGTGTTTCACCAGCTGCACCATTTCTTCAATCGTATCACATTGATGTAGATTGAATAGTATGGTGTTATAATAGCCCGATGGTTTTTGGGCATAGTTAATTGCTGAACCGGTTACCCGATGGAGTATAAAAATATACAGCCATTCAGGAAGAGAGAATACGTTGTGTTTACCGGTCCAGTCTTTGGCAACGGTCTCTCGTTGGCGAGTGCACACACCCGCCTCCATCTTTTTCCAATATGGATGATCTTCAGTCCATCCATAAAAGCAATCATTAATAATTTGTGAGAAGCCAGCATACTTACGCTCGACTACATCATACAATTCAACATTCTCCATGAGATCATCACCAAGATTCGAATCTTTGTGTGCGATCATCCCATAAGGTTCTTTATTAGATACATTACATAGCTCTTGTTGTTTAGAGGCTAAATTAAAGTACCTTATAAACTCATCATAATATCTAGTTGTTGTTATCATCTACTTTCGAATTGTTGTCTTCAACTACCCTACGATAATATACTACCACATCTTGCATCTGCTGTACATATCGTTTGATTTCTTGCATATTATAGGACATCAATTCGTAATCTGCAACGCTCATCGCGATGAATACAACTTGTCCTGACTCTTTTTCTACTCGCGCAATAAACTCGTCTAAATTCTTTGCCGATACGACATAGAACTGAGGATCACGAAGTTCAATTTCCCGAGGTAGAATCGGTTGTGTTATCGGCACTCGTACTACTTTCGTTTGTATCACTACCTCCGGCTCCGGAGTTCGCAGAAAGCTGCACCCCGTCGTCAAGGAGATCGATAGCACGAGAAGCATTTTCAATGCTGTCGAATACATCTTTCGTTCCTCTGTTTACTCTTGTTTCAATTAGTCCTGGCTTAGCAGCCGCGAGCCTCGTTAGATCATGACGAGCAAAGATACTGAGATAGCGATTCATCTCTTGTTCTGCTTGTTGATTGGCAACCGTTAACTCATTGATAGATTTACTTTGAAGTTCAGCTGCTTCTTGCATTTGATTCAATGTTTCCTTTTGAGTTTCAATTGCAGACTCGAGTGCAGCATTATGTGTTTTTAAATATATAAGTTCGGCCTGTGTTGTATCATAGTACCAATAACCTGCACCACCAAGTGCAAGTATAATACCAATTAAGACTCCGTACATAACGTTACTCTTTTTCTTAGATCACTTGTTGAAAACCTATGATCTCGTTGATTGAAATATAATTCAATGCCACGTTGTTGGCATATCTCTTTGCCAGTAAAATCTAGATTACGATACTCGTCACCAAGAATACGTACATCGATTTTTAATGTTTCTAAGATATCCTTCAAATCAATTTCTGTTTCATAAGGTATAATCTCATCAACATATTTTACAGCTGACAATTGTATATATCTTTCCGGTAAAGTTTGTATTGGTTTGTTTTTCTCTAATCGATCGAGACCAGGATCTACTTGTAAACCACAAATCAAATAGTCACACTGTGTCTTTGCCTCTCTTAGCATTGAGACATGTCCGGCGTGTAATAGATCAAATGCTGAAGCAGTAAATCCTACTCTCATTCTACCAAATCAAAGTGTCGTTCATATACGTGAAGATTTTGTACTTGCCACGTGATTGTACCAACACCAACATCGTGTTGTGGTAGGCTAATATCATATGCAAGATTTTCAAGTACAAATCGTTGCCATGCATAGTCATTCTTATAACCAAAGACTACATCATTAGAGCGCATCTGAACCACTGCATGTAGCTTATGATCTCGAAGATAGTAGCTTACAGCATTGGTACAAATAAAGTCTGACTTGCCACCCTCGTTGTACTCGTGCCATATTGATGGTCGATTGTAGATCATAGTACCACGGCGACCGTATGGATTCTTCATCATCTCATCACGAACTTGCTTATATTGATTACCAAAGCGTTCGTTATAAATGAGATAGCCGTAATTAGAATTGATTTCACCATTTGCATCAGCACTATATTGCCATGCTTCTGGTGGTTTACGATCTCTACTATATATGTCATTAATATTGGTAGACTGAGACATATACCACTGGATTTCGGCCTTGATATATTTTTGATTCGGTTTACCAAAGATAGATGGCTCGTCAGCGAGAAATGAAGCACCAATAAGTTCTATAGTCTTTTGACCAGTCTTATCTGTGGTGAAACGTTTCTCGTGAAGAGCTTGTTTAAAGTAACAACGAATGTCTTCTACTTTATTCTGAATCATTTACGATCCTATTAAGAAAGTCACGGTTAGATTCTTGTCCATCCATCTTACCACGCATATATGCAACAACAAAAGATGCATAGTTGATTAGATCTTTAGCTGAATCTTCGATTGATTCGAAGTTCGGTTCATAGTTAGGATCTCGTTCACTAGCTTCAATGACTGATTGCATACGAAGAACTTTAGCATAGATTAGATCTGTAATGGTTGCGATACCACGAGGATAGTAATCTGCTTGACGAATGCGGGAGAATTCATTTTGATAGTCGTTTGACTTTTTAACTTGTACTTCAGCACATTCTTGCAGAACCTTAAGAGATTCTTTCATTTCTGGCTCCAATTTATTAGGTTGCTTATTAGTATTTTCAACAAAATTTAATACGTTGCCGCGGGGGCCAATAGCATTAATTTTAATTCGGCATTTCTCATTTACTTGGACGACAGACATGCCATAGATGTGCAATCGATTTCGATTTCGCCAAAAGAAATCCGAGACATTACTACCACGAGAACCTAAAAACCGATTGATTTTATTTACAGTAACATTATGTCCTAGGATTTCTACTACATCGCGACCATGAGTACGTAAAAATTTAGTGGCGCCGAGTTCCTGATAAGCAATTTGATAATTCATAATATATTTCCTGTGTGTGAAGATTATATTCTACTATAAAACGAGACACATGTACATGCTTTATTCAGACTTGGCCATCTCTTCCCAGATACCATGATTGCCGGCATGTGATGGTGTTTGCCATCCTTCTGGCTTGACTAGATCTGGTAGACCAAGTGGATTCGGCCGAGATTCTTTAACACCAATCTCTTTGGCCATATTAGCTGCATAGACCACATCCCAAGCTTTGTGAGCATCGATACCAAATGCATCAAGGGTACCTATTGCAACAACACAAAGATCGATCAGACCATCTACCAGCTCTTCTGGATCATTATTGACTGCAGCTTCCAATGTTTCTTGGAATTCTTCTTGTACAAACTTCAAACGAAATGCGAGAAACTCTTTCAACTTCTCAGGATTATTCTTTACCCACTCGCGGACACCATACTTATCATGCATGGATGCGATATCACTTGCCCAATCTTTACTCATCTTTTATACCTGCGATTTCATCATATACCATATCCATGAGCTGTTTTAGTGAAATGTCTAGAAACCAACACTGTTCACATATACTTCTCATATCCTTAATTAACCATTCTACATCAATCGAGGGATAATGTAAAGGTTTTTCAACTCTTTCACCATTATATAGTTGCATAATTCTTTCGAATACTACATCTCCGATTGGATCTGCTTCACCGTTCCACTTATCATTCTTCGCCATCAAACGACTCCACTTTAATATGTTCTTCTGGTTTACCTTTAAGAGCTACTCTGATAAAACCATCAACTTCTTCTTGATTTGCAAATATACGTTCGACAATTTGTGTTTTACTTTTTTTAACATCGATGACTACATTCCAGTTGTCGTGGCTGTGTGTTTTTGTATAGATCTTAAACATTATATTATACCTATGCTGCTATTTGTGAAAAATTCTTCACTTTCTCAAAGCGAATATTACTATGGAATTTGTCAAAGAGTTGATCACCCTTATGACTGATAACAAAGACATTGGTGTCTTGTGTTAATTGAGTAATGAGTTTCATAAACTCATCGGTACCTGTAGTATCAAGCGAGCTATCAAACACCTCGTCCATAATCAATAAATTGGTGGTCGTAGAATTGCGTAGCTTAGCCACTGCTCTCCATGTAAAAAGGAGTGATAAGTCAATACGCATCTTCTCTCCTTCACTAAAAGAATCGTACGTAAACTCATCACGAAATCTGGACTTGATCTTCTCATTAAATTGATCATCTAACTCGAATTGTACAAAGAACTCCATTGCTGCCAAATATTTGTTCATCAATTTGTTAATGATTGGCACATATTGTCGAATGATCTTGGCTTTGATACCACCATCTTTCAATAAAGATGTAGCGCGATCGAAAAGTTCTTTCTGATATAGTAACGATTCGTGTTTTGTTTTTGCATCATTTAAATCCTTATTGAGAGAATCGAGATCATCTTTTGGTTCTTCGATTATCTTATCACCTATACTCGATTTGACTGCCTCAATAGAGTTAGTGGTTGTCATGATCTCACTATTAATATTCATTAACTCTTGATTGGCAGCTGAGATCGCGTGCTGTACTTTATCAACATATGCCAATCGTTCTTCGACTTCGTTAAAGTGAGAAGACATATCAGTCACAGCTTGTTCAATTTCTTTTTGTTTTGTGGTCTTATCATCTATAGCGCGCTGCTTAATAAGATCGCCGATTGTTTGTGTACATGTTGGACAATCGTCATGGTTTTCAAAGAAAGTAATTTCATCTTGTATAGATTTTACTTTATGTTCTAATTGAAATTTAAGATGAGCTAGTTTTTGTTTTTTATCGTGAGTCTTCTTTGAGTCAGAAATACTGTCTTGCATTTCTTTAATTTGACTAGTAAACAATTCATGTTGACCGCGGGATATAATTAATTTTTTCTCGAGTTCTGCAATCTGTTTAAGTTTGGCATCGCGATCTGACTTTTTCATCGATGCAATTTCATTGAGATGTTTTCGTGTTAATGTAATCTTTTCATCGAGTAGATCGATCTTATATTTGGCTGAGATGACTTCGTCTTTATTGGCCGAGATTCTTTCTTTGAGTACATTATACATCTTCGTAAAGATTTCAATATCAAGTAAATCTTCGATGATGGATCGACGTTCCCATACTTTCATCTGCATGAATGGGACAAAGTTAGCAGAACCAATAACTACAATCTGTGTAAAAGATTTATGATTGAGTTTAAGAATATTTTTCTCGAGATATTCTTGATATTCTCTTACACTTGCATTTTGATCGAGGAGAACACCATCACATATAATCTCAAATCTGGCTGGTTTGATACCACGACGAACTAAATAATCTTTACCTTTGACTGAAAATTCAATCTCTACGAGTGCACCTTTATTAGTAATACTATTGACTAACTGAGGCTTATTGATATTACGATACGGTTTACCATATAATGCAAATGAGATTGCATCCAACATCGTTGATTTTCCAGCACCATTCTCACCGACTATTAAAGTTGATTGTGATTTATTGAGAAGAATCTCAGTAAATTGATTGCCAGTGGAAAGAAAATTCTGCCAGCGGACTTTCTTAAAATATAACATACTACCTCAAGTATTTTTGAAGAATATTCTACCTGTCGCTCTAGTAGATATCATCAAATCTTTTTTTGTTTCGTTTGCCCACCCAAGAACCCATATCAGGGCTGTTTGGTCTATATTATACGAAGATGTTTGTATAAGTACATAGCATTCTTGATTAGGATCGCCTAGCTTATTAATAACAATAAAACCGGATCGCGACGGTTTTACAAATTCTGGCAATCCCCAGTCTGTCATCCATTCACATAAAAAATCTTTACAGTTTTGTGGTCTATCTTCATAGCCAGCACAACCCTCGTCTTTTGCCATATAAAAGCAGCTTCGGTCATCACCCACTACTAGTCTTTGACCTGATTGTGTTAATTCATCAAAGGATAGTGTTCCATCACAGCATCCAACACAACCGCCGCATGATCTGTCTGTTGCTATAATTGTCATTCAGTACTCAAAGCTTCATGATATAAATCATAAAATAAATCATTCATAGGTTTTGCATCATTCAATTGAAGATTATCGATATACTTATTAATGATTGTAATCGTATCTTCTGCTTCATCTATAATCGTATCATCACCTTCGAGATCGAGATGAAAGTTATCTTCTACAACCTGCAGATGTGCAGGATTTGATGTGTTAACTTTGTCGACGAATAGATCAAACAAATATGGATTATCTTTATTCTTAACAACAAGTTTAACGTACGTATCGGTAAGATGATCAAATGATTTATCTAAAATGCTATCACCTTCCAAGTCATCGTAGTATATCTTATTAAACATTGTATACGGATTTTTGAAATATGTCAACTCTTTTGTATCGGTGTCAAAGATATGGAAACCTCGATCGTCGTTATAATCGGACCATGTCATCTCATATGGCGCACCAAGATAGTGCACATTATCGCGTGATGACTTATGATGAAAGTGTCCTGACATCACCATATCAAAGTTTTTAAAAGTACCATGAGGCAGACCTGCATCAATCACTGCACCTTTATACATCTCGAAGCCTTTCAGTTCAAGATGGCCCATACATACACTACACCCACTATTTTCGACATAGTGCATTGCTTCTTCATAGTTTGAATTGTTGATCCAAGGCATGAATAAAATATTGAGACCATCTGCGTGAAAGATAGTAGGCTCATCATATATGTGAATATTTTCTTCATCTATTAATAGTGTAGGTGCATTGACTCTATTGGTATTTTTAAAATAAACGTCATGATTACCAATGATGCAATGTAATTCTAAATTATTCTTTATGATAGGATCGAAGAAATAATCACGACAACGATAAAGAGTATCATAGTTAACGAACTTGCGGCGATCAAAAATATCGCCAAGCTCGATAATAGTTTTAACGCCTTGTTTTTCTAGTGTCGGAAAGAAGAACTCTTCGTAAAACTTTTTATAGTATTCATGAAATTGGATAGAATCATTTCTAACTCCAAAATGTTGATCAGTGATTAGGGCGATTTTCATAACTTAATAACGTTTGTTCCCACTTTTTGATTAATGTTGCTCGATCATATTTGTCAACAATATAAGCTTGACCGTTTTGTATTCTCTGTATAGATTCTGATTTCGAATTTAAGGCTCTTCTTGTTTCGGCGACAAAATTTGCGTGTGGTATTATTCTACCATAGTTTGCATAATTTTGATAGGCCGGAATCTCATCTGCTATAACAAATGAATGTGCCATAATGGAGTCAATCACTCTAATATGTCCTTTCGATAAATTAAAATCATCATCGCTTAGTTTTGGTATAAAAACAAAATCAGAGTTTTTTACATATGATTGCCAATTTTCAAGTTGCCATGTTATTAATTCTAATGTATTTTTTTCATCATGATAGCATTCTTTTAATTTAAAATCACTACTCGTCAGTATTTTAAAATTTACAGGCAATTCAAAATCTTTAAAAGGTTCCCATATTCTTTCTATAAAAACATCTTCATCTATATTATTAGAGTTGCCATACCATAAAACTTCTATACAATCATTATTAGCAGGCCAAGAACAAGAAATAGGTTCTATTTGATATCGATCTTTGATTACAGTAGATTGTACTCCATACGTTTTTAATAATTTTTCACTCAAATATTCTGTAGCAACGGTTACATAATCAACACGATTTAAAAGAAAATCTACAAGATCTGGTGATCGATCAAAATACCAATCACACATATCCCATACTACAATTGTAGAATCTGGCCACTCTGTCGGCCAAAGATCTCGTTGCTTGTCTTTATCGATGAATACAATTGCGTTATCAATATCTTTGTTTGGTGGATACCAATCTATATCATGTATTTGCGGTAGATCTTCAAATATTAATTTTGTTCTTATTCTATATGAAGCAACAGGCTTAGAAGGCGATGCTGCAATTCTAATTTTCATCTGTAAATTTTTCTACTCCCTTTTTGGAGGCTACTTTCTTTTTGGTTTTTTTCTGTTCGAACTTATCGATAATAGGTTTCATTTTCTCATTCGTGATATCGAAGTTCTTATAGTTATCATCTTCCATTAAATCTGCATCTACTACCAATTGTTCGAGCGACTTATATTTGACGTATGTCTGCTTCTTCTCTTTTTCAATACGACGTAGAAATGCATACCAAATGATCTGTGTGAAGTAAGCAAATGGATTCTTAGACTTATCCGGATCAAAACTATGCACAGCCACCACGCAGTTTTCTAAAGCATCACATATCATTTCATCTTTATATGTGTAACCAGAAAAATTGGCTTTAGTTGAAAGCTTAGTAGCGATCATCATAAAACATTTACCGATATCTTCAGGGACACGCGGCGTTGGCTTATTATTGAGTTCCGCTTCCTTGCACTTTGCTTTAAAATCTTGCAAGAGTGCATAAAACTCTTTGTTGTTAATATAGTTTGCCATCAGTGTACCTCCGGATCATCGTTCATTTTTTCGAACATGGCTTTAAAAATTTGTTCGTGGTCGACTCTATCTTTTTTCTTAAAAGGAGATCTCTTACGAATCTCGTAGTTTTGTTTTAAATTATCTAATTGCTCTTTATAAAATTCTATCATAGAAGGCAAAGGATCGTTAAATATATTTGCGATATCCGACTTTTGAAATGTTACATCAAAAGAAATATTAAACAGACAATACTTTGAAAAATACATGGCAGGATAATCATGATCAAATGTGAAGTGTACAAGTAATGCATCTTTAACGTCAATACTATTCTCTTCCGTGACGGCAAGAGAACCTACTACAGTCTCACCAGATTTTAGTCGTATAATTACATGCACTACGTTATTCCTATACTATAGAGTTTGTAGTCAAACTTCTCTTCGTCATATACTTTAACACGTTCCATAAGATGTTTGAGTGTAAAATTAGATGTGCTCTTCCATGATAGATCATCTGCTACATCATATAATACAGCTGAGTCTTTGGTATCAGACTTACGAAGACCTCTACCTATAGACTGAAGATTTCGAATCTTGGATTTGGAGGGTGATGCAAATATGATAGAATGTAAATTTCTAATGTTAACACCGGTAGAGAAAGTACCATAACTAGCAACAATGATTGCATCGGTTTCGTTCTCGACGATACCTCTGATTTCATCTCGTTCTTCACCTTTCACACCTCCGTGGATGAAAAATACCTTTCTATCTTTAGCCTCGCTTTCAATCATTTCTTGTAATATTCTACCATGTTTTTCAACATATTGAAACAGTAGAAGTGTATTACCTTCCAATGATAAAGCAAGATTTTTTATAAACTTATTACGTGGTTCATATGATACAAGAAAGTCCATCTCATCTTGGTATTTCATCTTGGCTACTGTCTTTCGTATCTCATCGCGATACTTAAGTGCAAGAATCTTAATCTTAAAATCTGCCAAGTGTTTTTGATCCATCAACTCTTTAGTAGTTGTTACCTTTTGAGCTGGACCAAATAAACCTTCAAGTACTAGCTTATGTGTTTGTGTACCATCAAGTGTACCAGTGAATCCATATCTGTATTTAGTATTTTCCATTTTTGTCATGATCGAAGTCAATGACTTAGCTTTAAAGAGGTGAGCTTCGTCTCCTACTACCACATCAAATTTAGAAAAGAAATCCTTTCGTAATTTATAAATGGATTGCCATGTAGTAATAACAATTGGTTTATCGGTATTCTTATCTTTACCTGCCATCACCTTATGACAATATTTTTTAGAGTTAAAACCGTATGATTCGAAGTCAGAATACATTTGATGAACGAGTGTTGTGGTAGGTACGATGATAAGTGTTGGCTTAAGATGCCAACGCATGATCATGTATATAATAAACGATTTGCCAGAGGCAGTGGGAGAAATGAATAGACCACGATTATAACGTATAGCATCCACGAAAGCTTCGATCTGATAGTCTCGAGGTTCAAGCGTAAACTTTTGGTCAGCGAGGAATTGTTTAGCCTCGACGACAGAGAATTGATTAGCTGAATTATCGTATTCATATGTGACGTCATAGCCTCGCTCCTTCGCGAAAATCTCGACGTAGTTATTTAGGCCAGAGTACATTGTTTGAGCTTTGGTATTATAGAGACGAATGTTACCATCCCAAACTTTATGTCTATAAGCAGGCATAAATTGATAACCAGGCACTTTAAACGTAAAGTAGTCTGAGAGCTCTTGTGCAACTCCCATATCGTCAATCAAAAACTGATTAAAGACTTCGTTTACTTTACGTACTCTTATCACGCACCGACCTTGAATCTCTCCCAATCAATAGCAGACTTAATATGAAAGCCACGATTGGAGATTGTTTTAATTATATCAGTAAGTAGATTTACTTTCTCGGCCTGATAGGCTAGTTTAAGGGTATGGTTAATGACATCAGAATCACTATCAACATAATTTCCAACATCAGCTTTGAGGATTCTTCCTTTTGCAGGAAGCTGCCAACCTTTGTCAATTTGTTCTTGAGTAGGTCCATCTCCATAAAACTCCTGTTTTTCAAGTTTTAATTGCTTAAGTTCCATCTCAAGCTTTTTATGTAAGAGTCTCTCCTGACTCAGGATTTTATAATATTTTTGGTGAAGTTTGGCGAGTTCAAGTGCCGCATTACCAAGTTCAGTTTGATCAATGGAGGCATCATCACTCCACAAATCGAATATTTCATCTAATGTCATAATGCACTTTTATGGACTTTAAAGTGTTATTCTACCACACTTTTATACACTTGTAAATGAATATTTTAAGAACTTAAATTGAACGGTGGCTTCAATATATTCAACAGCAGAATCCCGCGAATCCCACCTTAGATCTGATAAACTAACCGGAAACATATCTTCAATATCAATTCTAACGATAGGTTGCATATTACTAGAAAGAACCATAATATATGCATCAGATTCAATACCTTCACCAGATTCCGGCTTATTATTCGCTAATGTTTTATATTGTTGGAATTCATCAGGAAAACCAACTCCTTTCAGCCAATTATATATTTCAATATAGTTGCCCATATCTTCATTTACTTTAAATTCAGCAGACAATTCACCAAACGTAAGATGATCACCATAAACAGGAATCGTTTTAAATGGTGTAGCACGTTCAGTATAACCGAGTGTACTACCAGGCAATGTAACAGATTGACAGAAGTGATTAAACTCTGGTAATTTTTTAATGTGGAAACTAAAGCCAAGTGGCGATAGCATATTCTTGTTAAATTCAGCCATACAAGATCATGTCCATGAATAGATTATACAGAGTTATTTATACATTGTACACAGGCAAAAAAAGAGGGAGCCGAAGCTCCCTCAAACCCTGCGGTGGTTTTTTTATTATAGCAGGTTAGCAACAGTAGACTTACGATAGTAAGCGTTAGACTGTGCGTTGAGTGCACCAGTTCGGTCAACAGCAGGAGTACCCTGTACTGAAGTAGCGAAGGGGTTAGCAACCATACCGTATCGAGTCTTGAAGCCGATCAGAGGCTGGAATGTGTTCTGATCAACTGCACGAACCATTTGCAGAGGAACATATGGGCAGTAGAAGATACCAGCGTCGAATGCGCCAGAACCCTTATAGCCGATGTTCATGTAGTTAGTAGTTGCATAAGGATCGATGTATACGCGATAACGACCATTCAATACACCAGCGAATGTGTTACCTGTATCGTCGATTGCGAGGCTGTTGCTATTAAGAGCAGGTGTGTAGTCAAGGACACCAGCCATCTGAAGAGCTGACGCTACGTCAGAAGAACAGATGATGATGTTTGCCTTACCACGACGAGTGTCTTTAGCAACTTTGTTAGCTTCACGCTCAATGTGGAACATGAGGCCCTTGAACTTTTCAACTGACCAACGACCAGAAGCGTCAACGTCGAGGTCAAAAGTTCCGTTAGTAGTTACTGTACCTTGTGAACCAACAACAGCTGAGTTGTTTACAGTACGGATAACTTCTCGGTTGATTTCAGCGAGGATCTCAGCAGCAAGGATGTTGCTAAGTTCTGACTCAGCGTCAAGACCATGAACTGCTTTCAAGTCTTGAGCGAGTTCCAATGAGTACTCAGCTTTCAAAGCACGGCTTCCAGCGGTTACCGTTACTTTATCAATTGAGAAACCCATCTGACCGAATGTTGTGTTTGCATCAGCATCTGTACCCAAAGCTTCTGCATCAGCAGTTGTAATTGGGAAACCGGGTGCACCTTCTGAGTTTGCACCAGCTGCAGGAGCATCGGCACCAGAGAAGTTTGTATCGGCTTCGTCGTACATAGCTTCTGTCCAACCAGTCTGATCAGTAGGATCGGGAGCAGCGTACATAGATCGCATTGCGAAGATGAGACCAGTAGGACCAGTCATAGGCTGTACACCACAAACGTCGTATGCCATCAAGTTAGGCAGTGTGCGACGAACGAGGCTGATAAGGATAGGATCAAAACCTTGAATAGCATTAACAGCTGTTTGGCCTGAACCCATGCCACCAAAAGTGTTCATGGTAGGTGTTTCGGTCAAAGATTGAGACATACCTTGACTAGCTGATTCACGAAGCGCACGCTCAGTGTTTTCAAGTACCATAGCGGTAACTTGACGACGGTGAGGATCAGCGATTTCCGGAAGATCAGGATGTGAGATCACTGGTGCCCACTTAGTTTGAATTTGTTCATTTAAATTCATTGTAGTTTAACTCCTGTTGAATTTGGGATTTACTTGGTTTATTTATAAAAAAGTTATTTTCTAATGGTCCGTGCGATGCTTTCCATATAAGGGCGCATATCCGGATGGATAGCAGCCTCATCTTCGACATCGTCATTAGAACCCACAGAAACTTCTTCATTAATTAGACCAGTAGATCCTTCGTTTTCTTTTTTAGACTCAGTGAAATACTGTTCCTTAATGATCTTGAGTTTTTCTGCATATTCCTCAGTAGTAGAATATTCTACTCCTTCGGCCAGTGCACGAAGTTTTTCAACCTGCGTATCGACCAAACCTTCAGTTACATCTTCGAAGGCGGCTTTTGCAGAAGCTTCGCTAATTACCTTAGTGAGCTCAACATTTTTTGCTTCAGCAACTTCTAAGGATTCTTCGAGCTCGTCGAGTCGCTCTTCGAGTTCAGCAACGAGATCAATCTTTTCTTCGGGAACTTCAACGTAATTCTCGGCGAAAAGAGTCTTAAGTCCATCGATGAACGACTCAGTAGCTTGTACTCGGAAATTGTTTTCGATGGCGACGGCATTTTCTTCCATCCACTTTTCAACAACATAATCCATATACTTTTCTACTTGGCCATGAAGCTCTTCAATAGACTCAGTAACTTGTTCTTCCAACTTGGCTTCATTCTCTTCTTCAATGCGAACCATTTCGAGTTGAACTCGATTATTAACGGCAGCTTCAAAGATAGTAGTAGCGCGAGTACGGAAATCTTCTGAAAGATCTTCTTGATCACCGAAGAGGTCTTCAAGATCTTCTTTCATTGCCTTGGCAGGCACAGCAACACGAGGCGAAGGAGTGCCAGCGCCGCTGTTTGAAACTGATGACGCATTCTTGCCAGAAGTATCAGGTACGGAATCAGCTTCCTTACCAACTTGGGCTAGAGTTTTGTCAAGAAAAGCAGAAAGATCCTGCTTTGTCATGCCAGCTACTTTAGACATCAAATCGCCAAGCATTTGAGTCTTAGTGGCAGAAACTTTGAGAGTAGCTTGACCAGCAGATGCTTCTTCAAGAGATTCCTCTTGCTCAACAACATCTACTGTCTCTTCTACTTCGTAATTCATTTCTTCAGACATTAGATATATCTCCCTAGGTATTTTAATCTAGTAATTACTATTTATACAATTTAGACTTTTGAAATCTCATTGATGAAACGTTCGAACATTTGTAGCTTTTTCTGTTCATTTAGTTTCTTGTTACGTGCAGCTTTTTCAACCTGACGTTCCATTTCTTCTACTTGCATAGCCACTAACTTGTCTTGATTCCACACCCATTCCACACCTTCCATGATGCCATTTACAAATGCATCTGGTGCCGATGGATCAGCAACGATGTCAGCTGCAGTTGCCAAGTAAAAATCTTCTTGAACTTCTGCAACGCCGTCTTTACCTTCTTTGATAGAACCCATTCCGCGCGATGATACACCAAGCTGAGCTCCATCTGAGAGAAGACCCTCGACGATTTGACCCATAGGTGTAGAAGAAATTTTTGCTTTACCGATAAAGTTATCGCCTTCGCGACGTAAATCAGTAATAATATGAGAAACTCGATCTAGATTAATTGATGGTCCACTAGGATGTCCCAACTCACCATAAGCTCGGCCTTTTTGTACGTTTTCTTTAACATAACGTCCAACTTCTTTTTCAAGAATATCAGCGTTATAACGGCGGCCGTTGCGGTTTGGAATATTTCCTTG